AAACCACTTTCCCGACTAACCACAATATTAGGGTTAAACCACAAATTTAGAAACAATAAAATCCGATTTTTCGCCCAATTCTTTCTCACGCTTCTTTATAAAGTCGTAGAATTCAGGAAGGGTATAACCCATTTTCATCATCTCCACCCGTAGAACACACCAACGCCCACAGGTCTGTATTTTAGAGCTCAATTTCTGGAATCGGAATTTATTCCAAATAGTGTCCCAGCCATCGCGTTTAGCCCCTTCCATTAGTCGCGTCATTTCGTTCGTATTTTCACCCAGTATCATCCTGACCATTTTATTGATGAACTTCCAATCGCTGTCCCATTTAGCCCCATACGAATTAAAATATTCAATGGTCTTCCCATACCGCATCACGCATACCCAGTGCCCCGAGTTCAATCGGTCTTCAATCAGGATAATCACGAACGATTTGTCGGCGGGGAGGAGGTCTTCAATCGTCTTATAATTTTTAAGGTCGCTATATTTCAAAATCTCCCGTTGTCCAGTGTGCTTTTCAATATCGCCGTCGGTAAGTGGTTTTGCAATGCGGTCTTTGATCACGCGTCGCCCTGCAAGGATTTCTTCTTCTTTATCACCCATTATATAATAATGGACGATATAATTATAATGGAAAGGAAACGCCGAGTTCCCTTTACTATACGAATTCCACCTCAAAATCACCACTTTGTAGGCACACAGGGCAGTAAAAAAGGTCATTGGAATATCCCGCTCCGTCTAAATACGCCATCATCTCGTGCGGATACTTCCGTCCACAATCGTCGCAATTCGTCAGGTCGGACCACTTACAGATGGTCTGCAATCTGTCGCGCGGAATGAATGTGTGAGGCGACGAATAATTGACTCGGTCTTTTTGTCGCGCGAACTCCTCCGTGGTGAATGTCTTAAATAATTCTCGGTCGTATTTGATATAACACAAGTAGTCCGTGAAATTGAATAACAGGATTATTTCCCTATCTTGAAACATTCCACGGGGAATGCATTTATCGCTCTGGATAATCGTGGTGTCGTATTGATCTCGGAGTATATTGAACCGCGTCTTCAATTCGTATACGCACCGCTCGTCGTAATAATCATATTGGGCATACTGGGTGGTCGTCCTGACCATATTCGGGGACTGGAAGAACTCCTGAATAATCGGAAATACTCTCGCCTCTTCGGCAATCGCTCGGTTATAATCCGCTGTGTAATGGACCATTTAAATACTTATATGTGCGACCTTTATACTATATTCACGGGAATATATATTTTCATCCATATTAAAATATATTCGTAGTATATAATGCCGTTTTCCATACGCAAAGTCGGGAAGAATAAATACCAAGTCTATAATACTGCTACTGGGGATATACACTCCAAGGGCACGACGAAGAAGAAGGCGGAGGGTCAGTTGCGTATTTTAGAAGGCGCATACAAGCACGAGTTAGGTCTTGTAAAGAACCCAGACGATTTAGTAGGTGGGGCTGACTCACCTTATCGTTTCCGACCACCTTCTAACTGGGCTGAACCACCTCGTCGCGATCGTCGCGCTCATCGGGTGCAACCAATGACGACATCCGCACCGACGACACCCGCGACACCCGCACCACCCGCACGACAACCGAGACAACCCCTCCCGCCCCTTAGATATCAGGGACAGATGCCCACTCGTGAAGATTTTGAACGCGAAATCCGATACCTTGAATTTGTCGCCAATAAAGACCGCGAAGATCTGCGTGATGCTATTTACCACCAAGGAAGGTTATACGCGCGGAGAGAAAATCCAACCATCCACAACGACCCGCTACTGAGAGCTCAATTAGAAGAGCAAATCCGCCTACACAACGAACGCGTTAGACTACTAGACAATATCCACGTGCGATCAAAGTTGAATCTCCGAGACCGACTTGAGGAGTATAAACAGATGTTCCCTGAAACTCAAGAAGCGGAGGAGGAGGAGGATTTGCCTCCCGTGGAAGGTCTCGGTCGGATGCGTGGAGGTAAGAAATGGAACTTCTCTAACCGCAACTATAATCCAGCAACTCTGGCGTATAATGCCCTCCTGAATGGTATGACCGAAAATTACAGGAGCGACATCACGAAAGAGGGTGTCCGTCAGGACGTAGACCGCAATATAGAACAAGCCAAGAAGTTCGCCAAGAACCCGAACCCAGTAGCGTTCGTCAAGAATGAGGCAGAGGGTCAATTTTCCAGGTATGGAAGCGGGTTTCCCGCCAACCCGTCCGATTACCAGCCCCGTCGCTTCCTCTAATCGTCCTCCACGTTGAGGATATAACACTCCTTGTCCGACATTACACACATCGGAAACCCCTTCTGGATGGTCACCCAGCGACTATTCAGTTTTTTTATTTTTTTAATCTGCTCCTTGTCTAACCCGAAATAATTGTCCAGTAGATACTTCATTGCCTTGCCTCCTAACCCCGAGGGGAAAATCGTCACGGATTTACACTCGTTTAAAATACGACGGGTCTCCTTTCCATTGCACGCCAAGTGGGAGGTATAGACGACCTCCACATTAAAGTGGCGACCTGTTTCCAGCACGGAGTTGAGGATGCTGTCCACTTTCAGCTTGAGAGGTTTATTCACGAGACAATCCGTATCGTCAAATACGAGACACGAATCCTTGAAATCCTCTGCAGTGATCGTGTCGGTCAGGAACTCGGGGTTGTGGATATTCACCCGTTTTAAAAACTTCAACTTGTCCAGCGTCTTATCGTCGCTCAGTGATGAAATAATATAAACATCACGTTTCGGATACATTCGGTGATATTCTTCCAGATATTCTTTGGTCCAGTAGGATTTCCCCGACCCAGAAGCGCCCGTTACATATCGTATCTGGCGCTCCGTTTGCTTGGACGGGATGGGCTGGAAGTGGAGGTTCGGCTTGTCCTTCAATCGGACTTCGGTCAAGGGACTCTGCACCTTCCGTTTGTCGCCAATGCACAACACCTTATATTTTTTGCGGTCCTTGATTTCGTCGTCTTCTAATAGTGCGATTTGAAATCCCTCGTCTTCAAAATTAAGCGACATTCTATACTATCCCGACAGATTATTTTGAGACGAATACAACGATTAAAGTGAACGGAGAAACGCCTTGCTCTCCGTATTTATTTTACCCTGAAAATAATCCTTGATGGTGGTGATGTCGCGCATCGCGGTCTCCTGCTTGATTGCGTCTATATCCGCGAATACCCGCTCGGTCAGCGGGATTTTATACACGCTGGAAATCTGTTCTTTGATAAACTGCAAGTTCGCCTGCACGTCCTCCCACTTCGGCTTACGGGGCTGGCTCAACAACGTCTCTAAAATAGCCAGTTCGTTTTTGATTTTATTCAAATACCCCACTTGTCCGTTAAAGAAAGCAACCAGTTTGTCCAACTGGCTCTTATTTTTTTTTACCCCCTCTATTTGGAGCAGACTAAATAGTCGTTTCAGCGATTTGAAGCTGTCCGTCTTTGAATAATACTGAATATCTTCTGCTAAATCTGACTCTAACTCCTTTTTTGAGGGCTGGCGGACGAAATTGCTCTGGTCGCCTATTTTGATATAATAGTTCTCCGAAATCTCGCAGAACTGGTTTCCCACTTTCACGATGAGATCAATTTTCATCGTCGTCTTGTCCATCACAGCTTCGGTCATCGGATACAGCGTTCCGTCAATCAGTTTAATTTCGCCCCGCAGTATATCCTGATGCTTCCACCGCAATATATACAAATCGCGCACGAGTTTCATTCGCTCCTCGCCGTCGGATTTCATTATCTCGCGACGTTGTTTAGCAGGAATGAGTGGATTTTTGAGATAGTGTTTAAGGGACTTATCGTCGTATTCGCCGTTGTATATCAGGCGCTTATCATATCCGCATTTGAAATCGGCGACCCAGACGTCGTCGCCGATTTCGCGATACGCCTCCTGAAACATCTTAACAATACGACTGGGACTTATACCCTTTAATTCCGTCTCCACGTCGTAGTCGGAGGAATACTGAATTGCCCGTAAGGCGGACGAGCCGATGAGTCGTTTCTTGCCCCGAATGGCGAATAGATTAATCACGTCAGTTGTTGCGTCGTTTAACTGCGATAATTTGCGTGGTTTGGACAGCATATTTATATAATCATTATATAATAATGGCTGTGGAAATACTGGATTTAATCAATTCGCCTAACGCTAAGAAGCGTTTCCGCATTACCCTGAAAATAGACGACCATATTTACAAGTGGGACTTCGGCGACCCGAATG